AACTTTGAACCATGTGATGACATATCAAAAACAGACGGATCTAGAATGTTAGTAAAATTTGGCAATGAATTTGGACCTAAATGCAACAGACCATTCCAACATCCTAAAAATTGCCCACACGACAATTGGTATCATTGGGACAATCCTGAACTACCACAGTTTTTATGGAAGTTTGGACACAATCCAACAGGTGCAAAGGATTGGATACGTTGGATCAAAGGAGATATGCTTACACAAGGTCAACAATTTGAAAACGTAGACCATGAACATCGCATAAACAGAATTTTAAGTAAACTTACAACAGGTCTTACCAAAGATTGGAAAACTATTATACAAATACATGCCTGTCAAGTATCTAGACCCAAACATGCACTCTTATGTCCTGTGACTGCACCTAATTTTGTTCATTATTATGCAACAACACAACAAGATTGGATTAAGAAAGTATCTAAAGGACTAGAACGTCAAGGTTACACCTGGGAAGTAAGACAAAAACCAGGTAGAGCACAACGTATGAACAATCAATTAACAGATCAATTGCTTACAGGACAATATGGTATAACAGTTAGTCAACATTCAGTGGCCGCAATGGAAAGTGCCATAGCAGGTATACCGCCTGTGGTAACAGGACCACATCCAACAGGTATGTTAGGCACACCATGGGTAGAATTTGAACTTGGTAATGTTCGTCCTATATATAAATCAGATGTTGAAGACAGATGTCGTTTGTTGTTGGGTAGCGTTAGACACAAAAAAGAAATATTTACAGGAGAATGGCAATGAGACCAAGACAGTATGCTCCAAAGGTAGCTCTATGGAGAAGAAAATACTCCAACACAAGAGCACTGGCGAGATATAGAAATGAAGAATGGGCGTTTACATTTGAAACATGGGATGACATGTGGGAAACAAGTGGTGTAAAAGAACACAGAGGCAACAAACCACATCAGTATTGTATGGTAAGACTTGATCCTATAGAAGCATGGGGTCCACACAACTGTATTATAGTTGGTAGACGTATGCATCTAAAAAAACAGGCATATGAAACCATGCACAACTTTCCTAAAATGCCTTGGGAGGAGAAACACGGTGTCTAGTTTGTATACAAGTTTAAGAAAAAGCTATTTGAAAGAATGGCGTGTTTGGTATCGTATGCATCAATTGGTGTATAGTAAAAAATGGCAAGCTGAGTGTTATGTAGATGTTAATATCTGTGAAGAATGGCACGGCGAACAAGGATTTATCAATTGGTTTGATTATATGGGTCCAAGACCAAAAAACTGCGAAATACAAGAACGTCTAAATAAATTTGAAAACTTTCAACCAGGCAATGTAAAATGGAGCACCTTGCGTAAGATGAACAACAACAAAAGATGGCACCATACACACGAAGAAAGAACAAAGTATAGATTGATTGCACACTCTAATGGTATATCTACAAGATGTTTCAACAGTAGAATATATTGTGGTTGGGATATCCAAGATGCGGCAACTTTGCCTATTCAAAGAAATGTGCCATATAGAAAAAGGATTGTTGAATGAAACCAACCTTTGATGCATACCAAGAACTTATAGAAGTAATAAAGTTCTGTAAGGCCGCAGATAAATTTATAGAAAACTTTGACAAGAATCATAAAGTGTTGGTAGAACAATATAATTTACTCAACACAAGGGTTCATAGACTAGAAGAAACTATGTTAAGCGTAGAACAAATGATGTATAAACAAAAGGAACAGATAGATGCAATTACCAGAAAGAAATGACACTTTTTTAGTGCCAACACTCTCAATAGCAGGAGCAATTATTTTGGCAGGTGTAGTATTCAATCAAATCAGTGGTTGGTATAGTATATTGGCAACAATTTTATTATTTTTAGGACATTCGCAAGAATACAAACATTTATGGTTATTACCAAAGGTTAAAAATGATGATAGCACACCTCTTGGGAAACGGTAACTCTAATAAATTTTATAAAAAAACACAAGGCACCGTGTATGCCTGTAATTGGCCTACACATGACTTTGTGTATGACTATCTTTGTATGATAGACGGACTTGCAATTAAATATATTCATAACAATCACATAACACCTAAGGTGCCTATACTATGCACACAAAATTGTAAGGAATATGCAATTAGAAAACAATTAGACTGGGACGTAAGAAGCGTTTTTACAACTACAAATAGACCAAGATTCAATAGTGGACATCACGCAGTGAAATATATCTGTGAACAAAAACATCCACCCCTAGGTATACATCTATGGGGAATGGACAGTATGTATTCAAAGGACCTATCAAGTCAAATGGACGAACATGTTCCAAGAAAAAATCGCCCACCTTTGAATAACCAATGGCATCCGCATTGGATTGAATTAATCACTGCAAACCCTAATATTTTATTTACGGTTCATATACCCAAAGGAGAAAGTCTAAGTGTCAAAGCAAAAAACCTACAAGCAGAAACTCACTAAATGGATTGATAAAGTTCTTGTCGTGCCAAGAAAAGAAATAGGTGGTATGCCTATATGTCCTTTTATCAAACAATATAGAGACAAGATACACATAGTTGAAACAACTGCACCAATGACTATTGCTAAAAATTTTGCTGATCTAAAAGAAACATTAGATATAGAAGCTTGTATACTATATGGCAAACGATATAGTTTTGAAAAATTGCACAAGATATGCAACAGGATCAACTCACTGTATAAAACAAAGAATGTTGTATGTCTAGCAATGCACCCTGACTCAGAAGAACCGCCATTAGCGTTAGAATATAACTTTGAATACCCTATCCTTATACTACAACGCATCAACACATTGACAGATGCAAGAAATCGCCTTCAAAATACGGATTATTATAAGTTTTTTCAAGATATTGATAAATAAGTATAGTAGATTAAAACCAAGGAGACAAAATGACAGTTACTCTAAGACAAACCACACAGACAGGAGCAACCAACAAAGGTAGTGCTCTTACATTTGCAGAACTTGATGCAAACTTTGTGGATTTATTAACAAACAAAATTCAACCAATACAAATTGTTGGTGACTCAGGAGATGTAACTCTTGGTGAACCTTTACAAGCAGGTAGATTAGTAGTAAACGGCGCAGGCAATATCAGTGTAGCGGCAACAGAAGATTCAGCAGGTAATGCCACTATTACTATCACTGGCACAGACAGTGAAGGTATCAGTGCTATTGCGGCAGGAACAGGTATTAGTGTTAGCACACCAGATAGTGCTGGTAGTGTAACAATTACAAACACAAATCCGGTAGACATTGCCATTAACGCAGGCACAAACATTGACACAACTGCACCAGACTCAGCAGGAGCAGTTACAATCAGCTTAGAAAGTTTGGTAGATGGTATTGAACTTAAAGATTACAAAGAAACAGTTCATGCGTTATCATACAACGCAATATTGACTCCAGATGTAGCAAACGGCAACGTTCAAACAGTAACACTAACAGGCAACACACAATTCAGCGGATTTGCAAACGAAGAACCTGGACAAAGTGTAACATTGATTATCAAACAAGACGGCACTGGTAGCAGATTACTTACAGAAGACTCAGCAGGTAGAATGTTATTCGCAGGTGGCACAAGCACACTATCAACAGGCGCAAACGCAATTGATATTCTAACAATATTCTATGATGGAACTACTTACTACGGTTCTTTAAGCACAAACTTTAGTTAAGGAGACATTATGCCTTTAGGAGCAAGTAGATTAAACACACTATCAAGAGTCCAAGCGGCGGCAGGTGCGGCAGGACTAACAGCAACAGACCCTAACGAAAGTTTTTATGGTTATGATTCAAGTGTAAGTAATTCATCAAGTGACAGCAGAGACATAACAATAGCTCTTTGGTTCAAAGATGGCGACGGCACAACAGCAGGGGCAACTCTTGCAGATACGGCATTTAGATTTTACCATGCTGGAGGCGGCACAAATCTATTGAACTTTGAATACCAAGGTGGTAGAGCAAGACTACTTGCTCTAGATGCCAATGTTGCTTGGGGTTTTGATTATTTGATTGGAACATACAACGCAACATATGGTTCAGGAACATATGATGATGGTAATTGGCATCACTTGGTATACTCAAGAGATGGTAGTGCTTCAACAGAACATCTTTACGTAGATGGTAGTTCTACAAGTTTTTCAGTAAACGCAGGCAGACAAAGTTTTACACCAAATGTTTGGCAAGGAACTGAATGGTCAGAAATTAGTATCCTAGCAGAAGGTAATGGTAGTAACAAAGTTGGTTGTGGTATGACACAAATCTTTATAGACAATGTTTATTACAATCTTGGTGATACTGCAACACGTCAAAAGTTTTACAACGGTGGAGCAGTTGACATGGGATCAGATGGCACAGGTTCAGGACTTGCACAACCTATTATTTTCCACACAGGCGATACCAGCAGTATTTTAACTGCCGCTGGTGATGGCACATTTACATACGGTCTAACATCAAATGGTAGTGGTAATGATATTAGTGCAGACGACGGACCACAATTTGCATAAGGAGAATAAATGTATACAGTAACAACAAACGCAGGCGTAAAACAAGAATCAACACTTGAATTAGCATGGGTAATGGCAATCTATGATGATGGTGAAGTAACACTAACAAAACCAGATGACTCAACACAAACATTTTCTTCTTACTCTGAATTCACAACATACGTTGAGGAGAACAAATAATGGGATGGCCATCAGGAACAAAAGCAGGCACAACTAATGTTGATGCAGGCACAGACTTAATTGCTAACGCAAGACCAGACATCAAACAAAACATTGACAACGTAAATGAAATAATTGATCACCTAAATATTAGTTCACCTAGCGATGGAGATGTTCTAAAATATTCTAGTTCATCAGGCAAATGGGAACAGGTTCAAGCAACTACATTAGGAACACAGGTAGCAGTTTTAGATGTTCTTGCACCTAATCTAGATGAAAACGCAACAGTGGGCGTAGATAGTGCCGCGGCACTACTAACTGCACAGGTTACAGAAAACAAAGATCCAGGAGGATTTGTAAGTATTTCAGGTGATAGTGCAAACGCTTATGAAATTACACTAGACGCAGGTTCTTACATGATTGAATTATTAGCAGGTTCATTAATTTCAGCGTTAAGTTACGATTTCAAATTATCAGACAAGACAAATGATAGTGCTGTAGAGTGGACTCATAATGTGACATCAAGTAATACACAGAACACATTTACCAGCAAATTTTATGATACTGCTGTTTACAGCACAACTTTAACAGTAAGATTTGGTTATGTTGACAACACTGAAGGCGATGCTACCTATACAGGCCAAATTTTGATTACAAAAATAACTTAAAAACCAGGGTATTTAATTTATACGCTAAATACTTGCGTATATACGACTAAACCCTTAAGGAGAAAATAATATGTCACAAGCATCCAATTACACGGAGACAAAGACACTGGACTTTTGGTTGAAGGCCAATAGCACCAGCACATCAGCACCAAGTGCGGTGTATGTAGCTCTCTTTAACACTACTGACTCTGCAGGAGCAATTGATCAGGGCGGTGTTATTGATAGACTAGAATCAGGAACAATTACAGACGAATGCCAAGGCGGCGGTTATGAAAGAAAAGCAGTAACCTTTACGATTTCAGGCGGAACAGCAACATCAAACGCAGACGTAACATTTGCGGCGGCAACAGACAACAACTGGGGCACAATTACACATATTGCAATTATGGATTCAGATGCAGAATTTGCATCAGGCGATAGTGCAGGTGGTGGAAATGTTTTATTTTATGGACCATTAACAGCATCTAAAGAAATTTTGTCAGGCGATACGTTCCAAATTACATCAGGTTCACTTACAGTATCATTGGCATAAGCTGTCTTTAAGGGAGATTCCTATTGACAGTCTATGTTCAAGATCCGTTTGTAACTACTGATTATGTAGATGATGGTTATGCCACAGACCTATATGTAGCTTCTGGTTATGTAGTAGGTCAAATACAAGGTGCGGCCACACTTTCATCTAGTGCATCAGTAACAGCAACAGCAACACACCTAAGACTAGGAGCGGCAACGCTTACGTCTAGTGCGTCAATCACTGCCTCTGCAAACAGGATTAGAACTACAAGTGCTGATCTATCAGGTGCAATTACTGCCACAGTTACAGCAACAGCACAAAAAACAAGTGATATAGCTATATCAAGTTCGTTTACGCTTACAGCAAGTGGAGATAGAACAAGAATTGCATCCGCAAGTCTAGTAATGACAGGCGATGAAGTTCAATGGCAAAATGCACAAACTTGGGGCAATGCAAGAAGTCAAATATGGGGTCCACTGTTCAGTGCAACTGCCATAAGAGTATTGACAGGTGTTGCAAACTTATCAAGCAGTTTTGTTCTAAGTGCAACAGCACAAAAAACAGCAATAGGAAATATTGTTGTAACTGGATTTGGATCACTTACAGCATCAGCATTAAGAATAAGAAGTGGTGCAAGTTCATTATCAGCATCATTTACAACAACACAAACAGGCACATCAGTATTACAAGGCACAGCAAATATCACAGCATTTGCAACAACAGTATCAGTAGGTATAAGACGTATAGACGCAGATCCTGCGGATATCAATGCAAGTTTTGCTCTTACAGCATCAGCAGATAGAACAAGAAGCACAACAGCAAGTCTATCAAGTTCAGCAACAGTAACAGCTAACGGCAGTTTCAAAGTAAGTGCAAGTGCTAATCTTTCAGCATCATTTACACTACAGGCAATCACAGGCGCAATAGCAAGTGGCGTTATTATAACAGCAGGAACCTTTACAACTACACAATCAGCAGTAAGAATAAGAGGCGTTGAAGCAAACTTAAATGCCAACTTTAGTCTTACTGGAACAGGTGGTGCGGCGTTCTTAGGCGAATGTAATATAACAGCGTTCACAACAATAGTAGGTGTGTTAAGCATTTACAGTATAGATCCATTTAGGATATATCAAGTAGATACTGAGTCCAGAACCTTACAAATTGTTGAAGAACCACGTATTTATACAGTGGATTTTGAAACTCGCATAAATACTATTGAAAGTGAAACAAGAAACTTCAGTGTTCCAAGCGAAACAAGAACACTTGAGATCCAACATCTTACATTAGTAGATGTTGAAAACACACCAGTGGATAGGAGAGAGTAAGCATGGCCCACACATTAACAGGTTTTAAGCAAGACCGCGTAGGCGTTTACATTGAAAAAGATCCATATGCTGTTCTAGACTATAGTTTAGATTTTACAAACTGGATGCCTAGTGGTGATACGATTGCATCAAGAACTGTTACAGTTGAAACCATTGCAGGCGATGGTTCTGCACTCGCAGTTGATAGCACAAGTGCAACTGATTATGTGGTTACTGCTGTTATCAGCGGAGGCACAGCAGGAAACATTTATAATGTTGAATACAAGATTGTTACCAATAACAGTAAACAAGACAGTAGAAACATTAGAATAAAAGTATTGGAGCGACAAGCATAATGGAACACAATGAGCAAAAGAAGACAACTAAAAAATACAAGACTATAGATAGAGATCTTGTTTTCAAATTAGCGTGTATTCAATGCTCAGACCAAGAGATTGCAGAAGTGGTTGGCACATCTGCAACAAACCTAAGAAAAAGATTCGCAGGCATATTAGAAAAAGGCAAACAAGAAGGCAAGAAGTCACTCAGACGAGCAATGTGGGAAAAGGCAATAAATGGAGATTCAAGGGTTCAAATTTATCTTAGTAAACAATATCTTGGAATGAGAGATACACCAGAAGACGGAGAGTCCAAAGCACCGTTGCCATGGGAAGATTGATATGCCGTTAAGCATGCCACAAAAAGACATCTGCGATAGTGATGCTCGTTTTAGAGTAGCGGTCACAGGCAGACGTTTTGGCAAAACACATATCGCAATGAGAGAATTGGCAAGATATGCAAGTCAACCAGACAAGTTGATTTGGTATTGTAGTCCCAGTTATAGAATGTCAAAAAATATTGTATGGGATCAACTCAAGGGCAAACTAAAAGAACTTCGTTGGGTAGAAGCAACTAATGAAGCAGAACTTATGTTACGTCTAAAATCAGGAAGTAAAATATATTTGAAAGGTGCTGATGCGCCTGACAGTTTAAGAGGCGTTGGCCTTGACTTTCTTGTTATGGACGAATTTCAAGACATTGAACCAAAAGCATGGACTGAAGTTTTAAGACCTACGCTGTCAGATAAAAAAGGTCACGCTTTGTTTTTAGGCACACCAAGAGGTGTTGGTAGTTGGAGTCATGAAATGTATACAATGGCAAAAACTACAGAAGATTGGGATTCATTTACATACACAACTCTAGATGGTGGCAATGTTAGCAAAGATGAAATTGAACAAGCAAAACGTGATATGGATCAAAGAACATTTGAACAAGAATACCTTGCTTCATTTACAACCTATTCAGGCGTAGTATATTATAATTGGGATAGAGAGAAAAATATACAACCACACAAACCATTAGACCTAAAAGAAATATATGTTGGACAAGACTTTAACGTAGGCGCTCTTGCAAGTGCTATTAGTGTTATCGAAAATGGCAAAGTATATTTTATAGATGAAATACTAATGAACGGATCAAACACAGAAGATGTTTGTGACGAATTAAAACGTAGATATCCAAACAGCAGAATAACTGTATTTCCAGATCCTGCAGGACGTCAACGCAGAACAAGTGCAGGTGGTAAAACAGATATTTCAATACTACAAAACGCAGGTTTCAATGTCCAGGTTAGAAATTCACATACAGCAATTAGAGATAGAGTTAACGCCGTTAACGCAAAATTAAAAAACACACTAGGAGAACGTTCCTTATTCGTTGATCCTAAGTGTAAGAATATCGTAAATAGTTTAGAAAAAATGGTATACAAACCAGGAACGAACATCGTAGAAAAAGATGGGTCATTAGATCATATGGCAGATGCAGTAGGTTATCTTATAGATTTCTTATATCCATTACGCACAGATTACAATGACAATACAACGCCAGACCGTTGGGCATTCTCTGGGTCAACCAGCACAACAAGGAGATGGAGCTAATGCCCTATATAAGAGACAGAGTAATAAAAGGAAACAACACAACCAATGTTGATTACATTGTAGAAGCACACGATGCCTACAAATATTATATCAACAGATGGACATTTTTAGGTGATTCATACCAAGGTGGTTATGATTACTTTATGGGAAAATATCTTGAACCATACTATTATGAATCAAGAGAAGACTATGAAAAGCGTCTAAGAATGACAGCTGTAGACAACCACACAAAAAGTGTTGTAGGTATATTCAACAGCTTTTTATTCAGAAAAGATATCTACAGAGAATTTGGTAGTGTAGAAACAGACCCAGGACTAAAACCATTTATGAAAGATGCAGATCTTGATGGTAGAAGTTTTGATGCGTTTCTAAGAGACCTAAGTGCTTACACAATGGTTTATGGTAACTGTTGGGTAATTGTTGACAAAAGCAATATTCAAGTAGGCACAAGAGCAGAAGAATTAGAACAAGGATTACGTCCATATGTAAGTCTTTTTACACCAGATAATGTGCTGGACTGGCAGTATAAAAGACAACCAAATGGATTGTATACCCTAACATATCTAAAAGTAAAAGAAGAAGTAATTGAGAACGTTCAATATATAAGAGAATACACACCTGATGAAATTAACGTATACAAAGTAGACGGAGATGAAAAAACAGGATCAATTGTAGACAGTATGCCAAACACACTTGGCCAAGTGCCTGCGGTATGTGTATACGCACAACGCTCAAACCTAAGAGGTATTGGTGTAAGTGCCGTTGGAGATATAGCAGACGTTCAAAAAGACTTGTATGAATTAAGTTCAGAGATGAACGAAATTATACGTTTAACCAATCACCCTAGTCTTGTAAAAACAAGAGGCACAGAAGCAAGTGCAGGAGCAGGTTCAATAGTGCAGATGGAAGAAGGATTAGATCCAGGATTAAAACCTTTCTTACTACAACCAAACGGTAGTTCAATTGAAAGTATCATTGGAGCAATGGACAAAAAGATTGAAAGTATTGATAGGATGGCATGCCTAGGAGGAATTAGAAGTATAGAAAGTCGTAGACTTTCAGGCATTGGACTACAAACTGAATTCCAAATGTTGAATGCTAAGATTAGTGATTTTGCGGCAAACCTAGAACATGCTGAAGAACAAATTTGGCGTATGTGGGCAATGTATCAAGGCAAGGCATGGGACGGTCATGTAGAGTATGCTAGAAGCTTCTCAATACAAGACAAAGCAAATGACATTGCAATGTTAAAACTTGCAAAAGATTCAAACATTACAAATCCAAGTATCACAAGCAGAATTGATGATTTGATTTTTGAAACAATTACAGAAGAAAGTGCGGCGGAGTTAGCAATGACGCATCCTGTTACAACACCTGAAAATAGACAACAGCATATCCAACAGATGATTATGGAAGGTTTGACTGACACACAAATGTTAGATCTACATCCTGAAATAACACAAGCGGATATTGACACAGCAAAACAGGCGTTGGCAAATGGGTAGATTTGTAGCTGAGTCAAACCTGTATATAGAGGGCACGGAAAAAAGAATCCGTGAAGTGTTGAGTGAATACAATGACAACATTCACAAGTTTGAAACCAAAGATACAAAAGCGGCAGGCGTAAGAGCAAGAAACAATTTACTAGAACTTTACGGTCTAGCAAAACAAAGACGCAAAGAAATATTAGACCGCAGTAAAACACTAGGCATGTATGAACATCCTAGTTGGGAGGGTGTAGAAGATGAAACAGTTTGAAGACTTGGACAAACGACTTGCACTATTAGAACAAAAATTAGATCTAGTGTTAGACAATCATTTGACGCACATGGAACGTGACATGTCAATGATTAAAAAGGTGCTTGGCGCAGTTGGTATCATAGTGTTTACACAGATGATTGCTGTTATTGCCAACATGATGATGTAATGGCACGTTGGGATACCTTAGAAAAATTTATAAAAGAAAAAGACCTTTCAACAGGCGCTGAATTAGGTGTATGGAAAGGTAAAACTATTACACACCTTTTAGAAACATGTCCACAGTTACATATGACAGGTATAGATGCTTGGGATAGTATGGGCAAATGGACTAAATGGAATCACAAACAAAATGAACGCGAAGTTCGCCACAAAACAAAAAAGTTTGGTGACCGCTGTAAACTTATCAAAGGCAAGACTACAGAAGTAGCAGATCAAATACAAGACTCTACACTTGACTTTGTTTTTATTGATGCGGATCACAGCGAACAAGGCGTATCTAGAGATATTGAAACCTATAAGACAAAAGTCAAACCAGGTGGATATGTAATGGGTCACGACTACGATTGGAAGAGCGTGAGGGCAGGTATTGAAAAACATTTTGATACCGTAAAAACTACGAATAATGGCATCTGGTATGTGCAATGTCTGTAACTACCAGCGTCAGTATTCGTCATACAATAGGAGAAAAAACCATGGCCAGTAGAGGTGGAAAAAAGAAGAAGGACAAAAAGAAAAAGTCAATGCGTGGCGGTAGACGCCGTAAATAAGCATTTTTTTGTCTAGATTGATAAATAAAAGCATACTACTATAAGAGGGTAGGTGGTAGACTCAACCAAAAAGAAAGAGGTATAATATGAACGCAGAAACAGCGGTAAATGAAACAGAGACAACTGCATCTCCAAACGAACAGCAGGTAGCAACACAGGAAACTGTAAAGGAACAAACACTGACACAAGACGATGTGAATCGCATTGTAGCAGAAAGGGTTGCAAGAGAAAGAGCAAAGTTTGAAAAGAAATATTCAAATGTTGATCTTGATCATTACAACAACTTGGTAGGACAAGAAGAGGCACGCAAACAAGAAGAACTTGAAAAGCGTGGCGAGTATGAAAAACTGTTAAAGGAACAAGCTGAGAAGTTTTCAGGTAAAATCCAACAGTATGAAACAGAACTTCATTCTATCAAAATTGACGGAGCATTGCTTAACGAAGCAAGTGCCAACAAAGCAGTTAATCCACAGCAAGTGGTTCAACTACTAAAAGGCCAAGTTAAGTTAAATGAAGCAGGCGCCGTAGATGTTGTTGATGCAAACGGACAAGTAAGATATGATGACAAGGGTGAACCTATCAAAGTATCAAGTTTGGTAAATGAATTCCTTACAGCGAATCCACACTTTGTAAGTGCAGGACCAAGTGGTTCAGGCACAGGACAAGGAGTAGGTAAGCAAACACCTGTGGTAGAAAATGATGTGACTAAATTGGATATGAACAACCCCACACATCGCGAACAGTATCGTAAGATAATGAACGAAAGAGGTGTTCGTATATAACTTGCTATCATAAGGAGATATAATTATGGCAATTTCAACAACAACTACGCTTAATGATCTATATGCAAATATCGTTCAAGCGGCGGCATTCACTTTAAGTGAAAGAACGGTTATCCGTCCATTAGTAAGAAATTACAACATGGTAGGAACACCAGGCCTAGTAGCACAGATTCCAAAGTATGGAACTATTGCGGCGGCCGCAGTAGCTGAGGGCACAGACCTTAGCACACCAACAACTTTTTCAACTGACGTTACAACTGTAACAGCAAGTGAAATTGGTGTTAATGTATCACTAACTGACATCGCACGTGAAGGTGCCGCAGAAGACGTAGCGGCGGCGATTGGTCGTCAGATTGGTGACGGAATGGCAAACAAAGTGGACCAGTCACTTGCGGCATTATTTGAAGGATTTTCAAATACTGTTGGATCAGGTGCGGCAGAGATTACAGTGGACGATATTTTCAAAGCGGCCGCTACTCTAAGAGCTAACAATGCTCCTGGACCATATGTGTGTATTTTACACCCATACCAAGCATTCCAACTTAAGAAGACACTTGCAGGTAACGGCAACACTCCAATGAACAACCACGATTTAGCTAACGAAGCTCTAAGATCAGGTTATGTTGGTCAGGTTGCAGGTATGCAAATCTTTGAAACTAACAATGTAACTGGCCCAAGTGCTGGTGGATTTGTTGGTGCGGCAATGAGTGCAGATGCTATCGCTTACATGGTTAAGCGTGACATGAGAATTGAAGAGCAAAGAGACGCAAGTCTAAGAGCAACAGAATTTGTTGGTTCTATGGCATATGGCGCTTCTGAGTTATTTGACGCTTATGGTGTTGGTATCATCGCAGACGCTCAACTGTAATAGTTGAATAGACTTTACTAACATAAAAGGGCGGTGGCAACATCGCCCTTTTTTCTTCGTTATCCACCATATATTTTCACATTCTGATAAATACTTGTGGATAGAGAAGGACTCTACTCACTAGAAAGGGAAGTACCCATATGGCAACATTAGCAACTATAACAGATATAGAACAATACGAACCTGATATCACTGATTTTGGTATCCCAGATTTTGACGCAGAAATCACAAAAGCTCAAAACGACGTATTCAGAGATTTACGAATTAAATATTGGCCAACTGTAACACACGGACAGTATGACGTAAAATATTTGGTTGGCGCAGAGTCAGAACCAGATGAAGATCTATATACAGCGAGTCAACTTACTCGCGCCTGCTGTTACCAAGCACTTGGTTATCATATCTATCCAAAATTATCAAAATTTGAAGCAGAACAAGATCTATTTGAAAGAAAAATGGAATTCTATCGTAAAGAGTATGATAGAGAAATGGAACTTGTTTTAAGAGATGGTGTAGAATATGATAGAGACAGTTCAGGAACAATTGAAGATACTGAAAGAGAACCTACATATTACCTACGCCTTAAGAGGTAGGTAAATGAGCAATCGCGAAAGTATAGCACAAAATATTATTGAAGTTTTAGGCGATATGTCACCGCCTCGTCCTGCTTTTATCAGCAGAGAACCTTTTGACGTAGACAAATTAGCACTTACACAATTTCCAGCAATACTTGTAACCACAGGCAATGAAGACCGTGAGGACCTAGCAATGGGTGGCGCACGTCGTGGTGTATTACAAGTCATCATAAGAGGGGTTGTGCGTAGTGATGGTAGAAAAGGTTTCGTTCAGTCAGTTGATGAAAAACGCAACGAAATGATTGAACGCATTGAAGAAGCATTGAACACAAATAGGAATAGAGACTTGAATGCAGTTCGCGCCGCAACCACTCATGTAACAAACATTGAGATTGTAGACAGAACTCCGCCACTAGGCGAATTTGCCTTAACAGCAGAAGTCCACTATTCATTTACACAAGGAGCGACATAATATGCCAGTAAAATATATTAAACTAATCAATCCAGACGGTATCAAAGAAGCAATTCAAGAGGACCGTGTGCAAAGATTTCTAGACCAGGGTTATAAATTAGCAGACTCTGGTAAAGAAAAAAAGTCACAAAAAAGTAGTAGCAAGAATAAAATCTCAGCTACCGCCCAAATTGTGACTTCACCCAAAGAAGACGATTCAGAAAGTTATGCTTGGCATGACGATGAGGAACTAAAAGACCTTGCGCCAGAACAAGTAGAAGTTGAAGATGAAGATTCTAAAGAAACTGCTAAAAAGGAGAAATAAACTATGGCAACATACACAGGTGAAAACGGTCAAGTATCTATCGGAGCAGATAGTGCAGGCCAAACTACTATTGCTGAAGTTCGTTCCTGGACAGTTGAACACACTAAAGATGTGGTTGAAGACACAGTCATGGGCGATGCGGCAAGAACTTACAAAGCTGGTTTACATCAGTTTACAGGATCAATGGAGATCTTGTATGATGATACAGCGGCACAATTAGCATTAGGACATAACAATCCAGATGCTGATACAACTCTAAGAGCTGAGTTCTATCCAAGCAACGCGGCAGGTAAAAAACTTGCAGGCAATGTGTTGGTAACAAGCATTTCAAGAACATCAAGTTTTGATGACCTTGTAACTGCAACAGTCAACTTCCAGGGATCTGGAGCACTAGAAATCGTAGACTATACTTCATAGATTATGATTGAGGTTAGGATTCAGGGCACTAAAAAAGCTATGAGCGGACTTGAACGAGAAAAAGACCGTATTATAGATAGGATGGCGCAAGATACTTTGGATGTAGCTCGCAAGAATACACCAATTGACACGGGATTAGCAAGACGCGGTTGGCGCCTTGAAAATACGTTTGAAAATAAACGTATTGTCAACCGTTCCCGTCATATAAATTACCTAGAGCAAGGCCGTTCTAAACAAGCACCTAATGGTATTCTAGGACCTACCGTTAGGGAGATATCACAAAGGAGATATAAATGAGCGTAATGAATAACATTGCATCCCACTACAAAAGCAAGCTCAGTGGTGGATTACAAAAAATGACAGTAGAAGAATGGAAAATTGATATCTACTACAAAGGCACATATCCATTTGCCGTTGAAGCTAAAATTATTGAACTTCAACAATCAGGTAAAATGGTTGACGCATTGGTTGAAAGTCTAATTCAAAAAGCATTGGGACCAGAAGGTGATCCATTGTTTACAAAGTTTGACAGAACAAAACTTATGAATGAAGCAGACCCTGCCGTATTGCTAAAAGTATGTGCTGAATTAAATTCAGCTACGACTGATTATCAGGACGTAGGAAAAAACTAAAGGAGGACGGAGAACTTCAACTTGTAATGAGGATCGCAACTGAGATCCATAAAAGCATAGAAGAAGTTATGAACCTATCCGTCCTAGAAATACAACTTTGGTATGAATGGTTCAAGTTACAGAGGGAGGCCGTAAAAAATGGCAACACAACAGATAGAAGTAAAAGTCGTAGATAAAACCAAAGGTGCGTTACGTGGTATTGACAATCGCATCAAAAAGGTTGAAGGCAGTCTTCTTAGTGTTAACAAAGTCGCGGGCCTCGCTGTGGCGGCACTTGGTGGTATAGGTGCGGCAAATTTAGCAAGAGGTATAATTGCCACAACTGCTAGATTTGAAGATCTAAGAACTACACTATCAAGTGTAACAGGCAGTCTAAATGAAGGCACAAAAGCATTCAAGTTCGTAAGTGAATTTGCAACACAAACACAGTTTGGCGTTGAAGAACTTAGTGTTGCCTTTACTAAACTAAAATCAAACGGAATAGATCCAACCAAAGAGCTTCTTACAACATTTACAGATGCCGCGGCGGTTACAACGGACCAACTAGGTTCGTTGACTGCTATCACTGACTTCTATACAAGATCACTTCAATCACAAACTGTTGAACTTATGGACTTGGATAGACTTGCTGATAGAGGTTTGCCTGTTTATGATATCCTAAAAGAAAAATTAGGTGTATCAAGAAGTGAACTAGGTAAGTTTTCAAAAGAAGCAGGCAACACAACTAAAATTATTGAGGCACTAGGTAATGGTATCAAAGAAAGATTTGGTGGTGCCACAGAAGCAAGATTAAACAACTTATCAACAGCATTGTCAAACATGCAGATTGGATTCAAAAACGTTCAAGATGCAATAGGACAAGGTGGAGTTGGTCCTGCTATGACAGAGCTTGTAAATGTGTTCAACAAAATGTTAGAAAGAGCACTACCACTTGCAACTATCATAGGTGACAAGTTAGGTTTTGCAATTTTCAAATTTACAAAGTTTCTTAGAGAATCAAACTTTGATATGGGTATGTTTATCAAAGGTGCCAAGATAGCGGCGGCGGCACTAGGTGGCGCAGGATTGATTGCAGTTCTAAAAGGTGTTACAAATGGCGTCAAAGCATTAACACTCGCAATGGCAAGAAATCCTATTGGACTGTTGGCAGTAGCGGCCGCAAGTGTTATCACATTCCTAAGTATGGAGAATGGACTAGGTAAGACACTATCACAGATATTTGCTGTAATGAACAAAGTAGGAGAAGTATTCTCCGCAGTAGGAACTTTCTTAAAAGACGTCTTTGCAAAAGTTATTGAAAAACTAACAGGTGTATTTGACAGTTTTGTAAATGGTGTTATTAGAGGCATCAACTCAGTTAGTGAATTTGTAGGCCTTGGTAAAATTATTGAAAGCACAAGTGAAGACATAAGGGTATCAGTAGGCAATACTGCCGTTGAAGCATTCAACGCCGTGTCAGGTGCAATTACAGAAACAATAGACTCAGGTCTGGAATATGTAAACAGTCTAGATGTTATAAAAAGAGCACAGGCAGAAGGTGCTGATGTTTTAGAAATGTTGACACAGGCGTATGTTGACGCAGGTGTTAGTTATGATAAAGCAGAACAGGCCGCAAGAGATGAATACAACACAAGAATAAAAGGTATACCTGCTTACAAAGATCAAATCCTTAAACTTGCAGAAATTACAGGTGGCAACAAAGACGTAGCAAGTTCTTTTGACAAGGCGGCAGGTGCAACAAAAGAATTCAAAACAAAATTACAGAACCTAATAAAAAGTTATGATGAATATAGATTTACAACTGTAGAAATATTCAAAAAACAACAACAAGACAACTTCAAAATATTCAGCGAAGCTCTAGAAAACGAATTGCTTACTCAACAAGAGTTTGATGCATTAAAACTTGCTTCTAACAAAAAATTAAATGAACTGATACAAGAACAAAACGACGCGACAACTGCCAAATTTGAAGAAAACATGTTGAAGCAGATCAATGCAACATTGAATGCCAATGATGCAATCTTAAGTGCGGATCAGAAAAACTTCTTACAGAAAAAAGGTGCTGAAGAACGTCAACAAAAAATAACTGGCGACAGAATAGAATTTGAAAAGAAATCAGAATTAGAAAAAACACAATTTGCAATTGGACAAGCAACTGACATGTTCAACAGTCTAGGACAAATGAACAAACAGGCGTTCCAGGCGGCAAAAGCATTTAACATTGCCAACGCTATTATGAACACTTATATGGGTGCCACAAAAGCATTAGCAACTTATCCACCACCGTTCAACTTTATTGCGGCCGCGGCAGTGGTAGCAAGTGGTTTGGCACAGGTTAGTGCAATTAGAAGTCAACAATACACAGGTAGACAACGTGGTGGTAATCTAACACTAGGCCAAGGCACTATTGTTGGAGAAGATGGGCCAGAACTTATTGTTCCTAAACAACCAAGCACAGTTATTCCAAGAGAAGTAGCTGAAGCAGTTAATGGACTAGGCGGCAGAGGTGATAATGTAAATGTTAACTTTACTATCAATACAGTTGATGCTAGAGGTATGGACGAACTGTTATTAGAACGTCGCGGAACTATAACAGGTATTATTAACCAAGCGATGCAAAGTAAAGGAAGAAGAGGTATAGTGTAATGGCATATATAGGAACGTTTCCAAGTTCACCAGGATTTAACGCTGTTAATTTTAAGATGAACACACAAACAAAAATTACAAGAGCGGCAAGTGGTAGAACTATCAGAGCTACAAATTCAACAACATTATGGAGTGGCACATTAGCGTTTCCTGTTATGAACTTAGGTGAATTTAGACCTATACAAGGATTTATGGCACAGACACAAGGACCTCTAAATGAATTTGATATTGTTATACCAGGTGTAAGTGAATCACAAGCAAAAGACATCACAACAGGCGCCAGTATAGCAGACATTATAAATGGTAGAGTATTTGTAGAAGGAGCTCATAGTGCAGGAGATACAACTATTGCAATCACAACATTCCCTGATAGTGCTTCAACACAATTAGGCGATCAAGTTTTATTGAAAGCAGGAGATGTAGTTCGCTTTGCAAACCATACAAAAGTTTATATGGTAACTACTGATATCAACACTGACTCAGGTGGACTTGCTACACTAAACATCCAACCAGGATTAGTAGAAGCTCTAGCAGATGAAGAAGCAGTAACAACCAACAATGTGCCTTTTAGAATGATGATGTCTGGAGATGTTCAAGAATTTAACTACAGAACTGACAACCTAATTGCATACGAGATAGACGTAGAAGAGACAATTTAATGAGTAGAGGACTTAATGAAAACTTTAATAATCACCTAGCAGGTGATAGTTTTATTTCATACACTCTTATAGAGATTGGTCTTCATGGTGGCACTACCTTAAAATACACAGACGCACCATATGACATCACAGCATACTTTGGCGGAACTTATCTAGCACAAGGTAATTTTTTAGGTTACAGTGAAGCAAGTGAAACAGCTGATTTACAAATTACAAACATAAACCTTATTTTTACAGCACTAGACATCACAAGTGTAAGACAACTATGCAACAGCAATCAAATCAATCAAACTGTTACTATTAGACGTGTTTTTGTAGATCCAGGCGATAGTGCTCTAGGACTTATTACAGATAGTTCAGGCACAATTGACACAATAGATATTTTTGAAGGATCAATTGGTGGATATAGAATTGAAGATGCTGATGACACAGCAACAGTAACAATTGAAGTCAACAGTCAGTTTACAAACTTTGACAGACGTAATGGTAGACGCAGTAGTCTTAAAAACTTTCAAAGAGAACATCCAACAGACTTTGGTATGGAATACTCACATGAAAGTATGTTAGACATAAAATGGGGTAAGAAATGATTAGACCAATTGCACCAGAAGAATTAGAAAAGTTTGTAGATCTTACACTACTACATTCAAAAGACAGTGGTATGGATCATGATGCTATCAATAGAACATATCTTAGAAAGCAACTAAGAGAAATGTTGATACAAACAAACTATCAAATATTTGTAGCAGAACAAAATAATCGTTTTGTAGGTTATGCAATTGGTGCCATACACGAAAAATTTTATAACGCTAAACTCTATGGTGAATTGCTGTATATTTTTATTGATCCTAGTGTAAGAAATAAAACATTGTTAGATGATTTATTTGCTAGAATGGAAACATGGTTCTTAGACAACAACTGTCTGTTTATGCAGGCAAGTGTTATGGCATACACAAATGAATGGGCATGCCAAGAACAGTATGTAGACAAAGCTCGTGATTATTTTTTCAAAAGAGGTCAAATGAAAGAAGTTGGATATCATTATATCAAACCACTAGGGAGAGATTCATGGGCGGAGTAGTAAAAGCAATCACAGGTATTGTAAAAGGTATTGTCAAAGCTGTCGTAGGCGTTGTCAAAGCTGTGGTAGACTTTGTTGGTGATGTTGTAGGATTTGTTTTGAATCCAATGGGTGCATTTGACACACCAGATGTAGGAGATCCAGGAGAACAAGCACAAGGCATAGTTATAACAAGACAAGGCACAAACAATCCTATTCCTGTTGTATACGGATTTAGACGCACAGGTGGTATAAACATATTTTCAGAAACAAATGGTGAAACCAACAGATATCTTTATGTTGTGTATGCACTATGTGAAGGACCTATACAAGGTGTAGGTAGAATACTAATTAACGACATTGAATTGCCAGGACCAGCAGGCGGTATCTATGCAATCAATGCCTTACACAATGTTGACAGTGGTAGATACAAAGGCAGAGTCAAAATGGAATTCTTCTATGGAGAAGATAACCAAGGACAAAGTAAGTTAGCAAACGAATCAGCAACATGGCCAAAGAAACCAAGAGCATTACCAGGACTTGCTTATGCTGTGATGCGTTTTGAATGGAAAGAAGTTAAAACACAAGAAGACGCAGACAACAATCCATTTGCAGGTGGTATACCTAATGTTAAGTTTGATGTGTTTGGTAAAAAAGTATATGACGTAAGAGCACACGGTAGCACAGTATCATTGATAAGTGGCACATATGCCAGCAGACAAAGTGGCGCAAAATACAGTTTCAATCCTGCCAACTGTTTGTTAGATTATTTAGAAAACCCAAGATATGGTTGTGGTATTTCAACTGCTAAAATACATGGTGGCAGTTTTAGGATTGCCGCAGACAAGTTTGAACAGCAGGTCAACTACAGTAGCACACAACAAGGTAGAGCTCTAACTATGAATGCTGTGGTAAACACAGGTGCCAAAGTTATAGAAAACACAAAAATATTATTGGCAGGTGCTAGAGGCACAATGCCTTATTCACAAGGTAGATACAAACTAAAAGTAGAAGATGGCGGTAACGCAACTGACATAACTTCAGCAACTGTAACCGTTGCGTATGATGTAACATCTAAAAATGTTATTGGTGGCATCACAATGAATGGCGAACGTAAACGTTCAAAATTTAACCAAGTGATTGTAAACTATGTCAACCCTGATTTAGAATTTACAAACCAACAAGAAGTATACAGAGTAGATGGTGATAAAACTATTGACAAAGAAGAAGAGCTATCAGGCGAATTTACTTTTCACACAATTACCAATCCTAGTATAGCACAAGACTTGGCACAAATGATTTACAAAAAGTCAAGAAGTCAACGTTCAATTGAATTTACAGGCACACAAGAACTGTTGGATGTAGAAGTTGGTGATATCATTAGAGTAACAGACACAGTATTGGATCTAAATCTACAAACATTTAGAGTGATAGGTATGAAATTGCTTACAGATGGCAATATAGGTATTGAAGCAGTAGAACATGATGCAACAGTATATCCTTTCGTGCAAGGTGAACAAATTGAAATACCACCTAGTTTATATAGACCAGATGAATTTACAGTTATACCTTATGTAAGAGAATTACCAGAAAACGCATTAGGTTTGTTTCCTCCTTTGGATCCAGACATTGATAGTGCAGGTGTTCCGTTTGAATTACCACCAAGTTTTGATACACCACTTACAAAAATTACAAAATTTGAAGACTTTACAAAATTTTATATTCAACCTTATGTGCCTGGTATATCACAAGCGGCATATGGTGATGCTATTGTGTATCTTGCATATAGAGGCAACGTAGGTAGAGATGGTCCTAGAGATCCACAGACAGGCGCAAGACTACCTGCTATAAATGTAAATGGAACCACAAGAAAAGATGCAGTTCGCACAGCTCTAGATGTAAGTTCCTTAGGTTATTTTGCAACAGGTGACAGTGGACTTACTTACTATCCACCTTTTACTACACCAAGTGTTCCTCCAAGAGGTGGCACACAAATAGACAGCAGTGGAGAAACACCTGATGGATTTCCTTACATTCTAAATGACAGCGTTTCAACAGATTTACAAAAATTAACAAACTTCAAATCATATGATTGGGCAAGGATCAATAGAGATATCTACGGACATGCAAAAAGAGGCAGTAACAATTATCTAATGACACTGAACATGCCAAGAGATAGTGTTATAACACATTTCTTAGTAGAACACATTGACAAGACAACAGGACAAGTTATAAACACAGCAAAACTTGCTCTTAGAGATAGTAACATAGGTGGAGTAAACAATCCTTATCTAAACATAAGAACAAGACAAGATTATGCAACAGGTTTATATCATCCAATTGATTATGCTTTTTATCCTAGATCAAAAAATGCGTTTATAAGTGTTAAATGGTTAAAAGAAACAGAAGTAGCACTAATGGAATTTGCAGACGGCAGTAATTTATATGAATTCAAACAAGCATATCCAAACGGATATCAATATGACATAGGCGGAGGCAATGTAAGACGTGATACTAACATTGAAGCGTTTTTCAACTATCTAAATGAATTATGGTTTAGTAGTTCAACATCAAGCACAAATGTCAGCTTTACGCAGAACTTAGGTGGGTAGAACATGGGTGTAGGAAACGGATATTTTAACGAAACATATGGTTATTACCAAGCAAAAACTAATCTAACTTGGGACACCTACGATGCGGCAAGTTCAGGTAATGATTGGGACAGTTGGGTAGTATGGGACAGCAACAACGTCACAGTTGGTATGCCTGTTCAACCAGAACTACCACTTGTTTATACCACAGACATAATTGACTACGGTAGTATTGCAGTATTCAACGTAAACATAAACGTAGACGCAACCAATGCCCCAACATACACAATTAGATATGGTAACACTCTAGAAAGTGCAGGTCAAATAGACATAGCAGGCACAATTAGCGTTGATGCAGACACAACAACAGTAGCACCCATAAGTGCAAGATATGTTCAAGTTGATGTTAGTGTAGATACCCAATTTGATAGTGCAGGTGATACAAACGACAGCGATTTAATCTATATGCCTTATATAAAAAGCATAAACGTAGAACTAAAAGCAGAACAAAGACAGAAGTTTTTGAAAGACATCAATAGTGCAACTCTAAGTGGCACAACAGGTAGAAGAACTCTCAGCAGTGATACAATAGCAGGCATTGGTAGTGTAAGTTCAATTGTATGCCAAGTGCATTTGCCTGATCCGAAATATGTAACAATAGACTATGTAGAACAAGATGTAGATAGTGCAGAAGATGATTATATATCATCATTTACAAATGAAACACCTGTTATCTATGTGAACAAAGATAGTGTTCCGCCAGAGTTAAATATATTTGACTTTGACACATACAGTCACAGAGAAAGAACTGAATGTGTGTTTGATGCAATAGTAACAGGACTGCCACAGCTCAGAAGAGATGCGACAGGTAATTTAGTGGAGGATCTATAATGGCGTGGCCAACAGCAAAACCAAACAACACATCATTTGATGCTGACAGTGACAGAATAAGTGATTCAAGAGCAGACTTACTAACAATGAGTCAAGCAGTAAATGACATTGTAGATTTTATAGATCTAAACGCTATTGGTGATGATCAAATATTGCAATACAACAGTTCAACAGGTAAATTAGACTTTGTAAGTCCTAACACAGTAGGACCTGCCAGCACAGCAAAATCAGTTGGTGTGTTCTTTGCACCTACTCTAGAAATTACAGCAACAGAAGGAACTACAAGTTCTAATGTTGTAGCAGTGGCAAAAACTATTGTTGTTCAGCACGTTGGTGATCCAGATAGTGCATACAACTATGACATTGACCTACAAAATTATGTAGGCAATCAAAAGGTAGTAGTAGTGCATGATGGTGAAAGTGTAGACATAAACAGTATCAATACCAGAGTGTTATACAACGGCACACTGATTACATCAATGAGTTCAACTCCACTAGGCACAAGCACAGTTGGAGAATTTCATATTATTGACACAGGCACGGCAGATAGTGCAGGCAAGAATACCTATGTGAAGTTTCACGTAGCAAGAAATAATGGAGCAGTAGCTTCAGGAACAGAAAAAGTAACATAAGGAGAAAGACATGGGATGGGGAACAGCAGGAAATGTATCAACAACCAATTTAAGTGCAGGCACTGATAGTCCTGCCCTAGCAAGAGCAGATCTTAAGGCCGCTCTTACAGAACTAACAAACGTAATCAGCGGACGCAACACAGCAAATGGTGTTGTAGGGTTGAATGCGAGCACTAAGATTGCGGCAACTTATTTGCCAGATGAAATCAATAGTGCAAGTGGCAACGATCTAACACTAGATCCTAGCACAGACAAAGTGAAGTTAGAACATATTCTAAACTTGAATCCACAGACAGTAGCACAACTAAACGCAAGAACAGACATACAACAAGGCGATATTGCGTTTTGTTCAAACGGAGACGCAGGCACAGAATGTCTTGCTGTAGCTGTAATTGAAAGTGATAGTGCTGGTGGACCTGATTGGAAAGTAGTTCAAATAGGAAATGCAATAGCAACTTCTTAATAAAGTAAAGGACCTGAAGTAATGGGTTACAAGAGATATGAACCAGTGACGTTAGACATGAACGCAGAACGTTATGATAAATGGTGTAAGACACGCGAATGCCCATCATGCGGCGCAGACAAAATTCACATACGCAAAATAGGCAATCACGGACAAATGAAAAGGGTATTAGACTGCTATGATTATGGCCAACCCTACTTCAAATTCAACTGTCCTAAGTGTCAAACGTCATGGCATTCAACAGAATTAGACAAACCAGTAATTTTTTAGTTGACTTTTAGATAGTTTGATGTTATACTTGTAGAGTATAATAAGGAGTATAACTATGACATCTATGGAAGACTTTATCCGTAATCTTGGCAAAGAAGATTATGAAAAAGAAGACTCTGTTCTTCAACATCTAAACAAAAGAATTGAAGCAGAAAGACAATCAGACCCTGAGTTAGATCGTCTAACAAAAATTGAAGAAGACAAATTAGAATATGATGATGTTGTGTCACAACTAAAAGCAATTAGTTGGCAACTCAAACGTATTGCAGACGCATTAAACAAATGATTACACGTCTAAAACATCACGACAAATGCAATGTTGGCGTATTTAGGATGCCCGATAATAAGCATTATGCCAGATTGTTCTGTAAAGACTGTGGCACACATATTCAATGGTTAAGCAAAAAAGACTATCTAGCTCTTAAATCCACTTTTAAGGCGGTTTTTGCTATATAACATAAATACATTACAAAGGCATTATCAGGCACATTTCCAAACACACAATCAAGGCACATTAACGGGGTTAAAGAACGACCCGTCCGTAACTGCGACTAATAACGCGAAATAACGATTACTTGAAGCAGTTAGCATATTGGACTACACTATATCTATGATGGCAGACCCACTGCCAAAGAACTGCGTATCTGGGGATTGATAAAAAGGAGAGCGGGGTTATAGTGCCATTAGCAGGGAGACACACCCAAGGACATAAAGACCTTCAAGTCATAAACGATGGTGTCAGGTGCAGGAACGCAAAAAAACACGTTCTGCTCTTATGACTTGGTAATTTATAATAAGATGATAGATAGATAATAAATGAGCGACTACGTCACTCATAAACAGTCAATTAGTTCGCTTTGCTCACAAATTGGC